AACGAATAATTCAGTAAAGGCGCAATCATCAAATGCTCCTGTCAGAATGGATTATCATACATACGAAAAGATGGGGCAAACATCTCAAGGACGCAAAGAAGCACATGACATCATGGTCGGAATTGTAAAAGAGAAATTAAATGCGGTTATTGCTTCTGCCCCCGAAGCAAATAAGGGTAAATTAAAACAGATGTTAGATAAGGCTTATGTGGAAATATCAAGTTTAGGAAATCGTGCATTGTTTAGAGATTTCGCTGGTGCAGCATTGGACGAAAAGGCCTTTTTGAAGAATGTAAACTCGGTTACACGAGGAACATACGAAGAACATACTTACTACAGTGTGGAATCTATGTTGCACAGAGATGGTTATAGAACACGTAAACGCAAATAAAGAACGGAAACATGGTAAAAAATAGCGGAGGTACACGAAATAAAAGACGCTCGTCAGAGCATCGTACTGGCCCAGGTTTTACAGAACCAATAAAAGGCCCTACAGAACCATCTTCATCAGCAACTGAAATTCAATACGTATTTACAGACAAAATAACGGGAAATCAGTCTGATGGTTACAAAAATCTTGACGCGGTTAAAACGGCTATAAAAGAAGCTGAAAAAAACGACAAGAAAGCTGGTGTGTACGAAAAAGATAGTTATTACATTGAGCGTATTGAAAACATTAAAGGTCGAGGACGCTCCGAATATTGGCATTTTGGAAAATAAGTTGATTTATGACTAAAAAAGAAATAGATATGCGAAATAAAGGCGAACAAAACCTTATCCCGATGAACAAGCAGCCGCCCGAAGTGCAGAGGGAACTCAGCAGAAAGGGTGGCCGCAATTCAGGGAAATCACGCAGAGAAAAGCGTGCTATGTCTGAAATACTTCGTATGATGATAGACCAACCAATAGACAAGGCAAATGCAACGATTGTAAGCGCGCTTAAAAAGGTTGGAATATCATCAGAAGAAGCTACAAATGGCGCGTTGATTAATTTGCAGTTAATGAACCTTGCACTTAGCAGTTCTGTTGATGAAAAGACAAAATTACGCGCAATCGAAATGATACATCGCTTCATTGACGGACAAAAGGTTGATGTAACTACAAATGGCAAAGAAGTAACACACGAGCCACTTGTTATTGAGGTTATTGATAGCCGAGAACAAGTGATTAAAGATGATGAAGATGAAGAAAGGTAAAAGGTTACAAACAACTCGCATCTTTGCAGAAATTGAGCAAGCTAAAGCACGAGGTTATACAACCGTTAGCGAGCAAGGCAGTAGCCGAAGTTCTAAGACATATAACACCGTGGTTTGGCTTTGTCAGTATTGTTGGAATAACCCGAATACATCAACATCTATTGTTCGTGCCACATTACCTGCCTTAAAAGGTTCTGTTCTTCGTGACTTTAAAGAAGTGATGCAACGGCTCAAAATTTGGGATTTCTGTACTTTCAATAAGTCAGAATTGGTTTGCACGTTTCCAAATGGTTCTTTTGTTGAGTTTTTCTCTTGCGATAACGAGCAAAAATTACGCGGTCGTAAACGTAAAATATTGTACGTAAATGAAGGCAACGAGTTAAAATACATCGAATGGCAGCAATTGCAAATGCGTACAACGGAGTTCTCTATCATTGACTATAATCCTTCATTCACGGACGACCACTGGCTTTGTACGCTAAATAAAGAGCCTAATACGTATCACTTCATCACAACATACAAGGACAATCCATTTCTTGAGCAAAAGGTTATTGACGAGATAGAAAGCCTTAAAGAAAAAAATCCATCCTTATGGCGCATCTACGGCCTTGGTCTGCAAGCAATGGTTGAAGGGTTGATTTTCGAAAATGTAGAAGAAGTTGAGGATATTCCGAGGTGGCATAAGAAGCACCACCGAAGAGGTATGGACTTCGGTTATACAAACGACCCGACAGCGATTGTTGATGTCTATATAGACGGAGATACATTATGGATTGATGAAATCTGTTACCAAACAAAAATGCTCGCGGAAGATATTATCAACACGCACAAAAATGCAAATCGAACGTGCCACGAAGATGTAAAGGTTATATCCGAATCGGCAGATCCACGTCTAATTGATGAAATATCCAACGCTGGTATTGATATACACCCTGTACGCAAATTTTCTGGCTCAATCATGGCTGGTATTAACAAGATGCAAGAACTCAAAATGAAAGTAACGAAACGAAGTGTAAACGTTTTAAAGGAGTTCAGAAATTATACCTACAGACAAAACAAAGAAGGTAAATGGCTAAATGAACCCATTGATGCGTACAACCACGCAATAGACGCCATTCGTTATGTTGTACTTGAAGAGATACTTGGACAGAATAGCAACGGCCTTGAAGCGGACGAATTTTTAGCAATCATGTAACACATAAATTAAAAAGCACTAAATGAAAAGCATAGAAGAAATCATGGCTATCGGAAATCCGATGACCATATACACACTACTTACATCGTATAAGAAACCCTTTCACAAAACGATAGAACAAACAGAAAGCGAATATAACCCTATGAAGCATAAGGTTATGGATACGCAATACAGAAAGAAAAAAGCTATAAAGGTTAAAACTAATAAGGTTGACAATGACGGTTCGCCATTATACAAGACTAAATACGTTGACCGTTGCCGTATTGCAGTTCCAGCACAAAGATTACTCTGCGAACGCGATGTCGGTTTTCTGTTGTCTAATAACGTTAAATACAACATAAAAGGCGAAGTAGATAATAAGGCGCAAGAATTATACAATAGAACAATTGAAATCTTCAACGAGAACAAAATTGATTATTTCGATAAAAAGTTGGCTCGTGACCTTTTCCGTTGTTGTGAATGTGCTGAGTTGTGGTATATTGTTCCTTCACAAGACGAAACACAACAAAATGAAATCCGCGTAATGTTGCTTTCTCCGCTTCGTGGTGATGTGCTTTATCCACATTTCGATGATTACAATCGTATGGACGGATTTGCGCGCAAATACGTTATTAAAGACGAGTTAGGACAAACAACCATACATTTCGATGTTTATACGAATACGATGCTCTATAAGTATTCTAACGCTGGTTCAACCATGCAGCTCATGAGCGCAAAGCCACATGGATTTACCAAAATACCTATTGTATACTATCGCCAAGAAGAAACAGAATGGGAATGTGTGCAACCTGTTATTGAACGACTTGAAGAATTACTCTCAAATTGGGGTGATGTAAATGATTATTTTGGCGCGCCTACTTATTTCTTCAAAGGTAAGATGAAAGGTTTTGCGGAAAAGGGTGAAGTCGGCCGTATTTACCAAGGTGAAGGAAGTGATACAGACATGAAGGTCGTATCGTGGAACTCAGCACCTGAAAGTATGCGGCAAGAAATGGCAAACCTTACAAACATCATCTTTTCGTATTCGCAGACACCCGATATTTCGTTTGAGAATATGAAAACGCTTGGTAATAATACAAGTGGTGCTGCCATTCGGTTAATGTTTACTGACCCACATTTAAAAGCCGAAACGAAAGAAGAATTGTTTGGCGAAATGTTCACACGAAGATTTAACGTTGTTAAGAATGGCATTGCTGCGAGTGTTTTTGCCACTCCTCAACGCATTGCCGATTCATTAAGGGTAACACCTATCTTTTCTCCATACATTCCGAAGAATGAAATGGAAATGTTGCAGTTAATCAATCTTTCCACGCAAGGCAAAGCTACCATGTCACAAGAAGAAGGCATCGAAGAAAATCCAATGGTACGTAATGCTGAACGCACAAAAGCACTCTTAAAGAAAGAGAATGAAGAAGCCGCCAAAATGAACCTATTTGCCACGGCAACAAGCAATGAACCAAATGAAGAATAAGAATGAACATTAAGAATATCATTCAACTTCTGTTGCAAAGTTCTTCTGATTTCAACAAGTTGCATGACTATGTTATTACAGAGTTGAGCAAGGCGGTAAATAAGTCTGTCAACGAAGCCAACCCAGAAGAACTTTTTAAAATTGCGAAAACTTGCACCCCAACCGAAAAGGATAGGGTGCAAGCCCTTTTAGATGCGTATAATAACGCGGTTTTATCGCTTATAAAGCAAGGAATAACAAAAGCCGTGTTATTCTCAACTAATACGCAACAAAACGCGCTGAGCGCGTTTACTCGCTTTGAAGGTAAGGAAGTGGACGCTTGGCGAAAAGAAACGGCACGAGCTTTTATTGAAAGCCGTATGAAGCGTGACAACGGACTTAATCTTTCTGACCGCGTATGGAATTATACACAACAAACAAAATCTGAATTTGAAGTTGCAGTTTCGCAAGTGTTAGAAAATGGCATCGGCAAAGGAATATCAGCAGAAAGTCTTGGCCGACAAGTAAGGCAATATCTTAATAATCCAGACATGATGTATCGTAGGTATCATCGCAAGCAGCTCATGTCGGACGGTACGAAAAAGGATATTGTAGAATGGCGCAGAAGAGTAATTGATAAAGAAGGCAAGGTGCGTTTTATTAAAGAGGATCTTGCAAAGGTTGGCACTGGTGTGTATCGCTCCGCACGTCAAAATGCTTTGCGCCTTACAATAACTGAAACAAACATGGCTTACAACTATTCCAACTGCAAACGTTGGGAGAGTGAGCCTTTTGTGTTAGGCATTCGCATTCGTTTGTCTGCAAATCACCCAGAAGAGGATATTTGTGATGAATTGGCTGGCGATTACCCGAAAACGTTCATGTGGCGCGGTTGGCATCCTCGCTGCATGTGTTCAGTGTCTCCTATTCTAATGGACAGAAAAAGTGATGAGTGGAAGAAACTTCGCAAAATGCCTAAAGAAGAATACGAAGCTTATCAATCTCCCAACCTTGTAAAAAATGTGCCGAGCGCGTTTTCTGAATGGTGTGAACGTAACAAGAAGAAACTAAAGGTGGCTCGTGATAACGACAAACTGCCTTACTTCGTGAGGGATAATATGAAGACTGTAGGAGATATTGTAGGTTGGGAAGAGGTAAAATACAAGTTAGGCAAGGGAACGATTACTATTCCCAAATACGTTAATTCATCAGATAATGACTACAAAAAACTGATACAAATAGCTGAGCACTTTGCATTGAAAGGTTCAAATATTGTTCTTACCCCCAAGATGAAACGTCCTCCAGAATTTGAGTATTCAAAGTATTATAAATCTTTAATCGGCACTAAATATGAAGGTAAATGCCCAGATTTAAATATTGATGGAAAGTGGTATGAGCATGAGGGGTTTGTTTCTCTGAATCCAAAGAACGCGTTTAGAAATATGCTAAATGATGGTCTTGCGCAAAGTGATAGAATTATCATAGATAAGCCTAACTTAACTGAAGCGTTTATGAAGAGAGGAATATATAACAGAATTACTAATGGTGCTGAAATCGAGGAGGTTTGGATAAGGGATGGTAAACACATATATCCCTTATATATAAAGTCAGAGGGATAGCAAAATGCCACCCCTCCTTCTGTCGAGGAATCGGTAGTCATTAGCTACGGAATCCTCATTGCAAAGGTATGAATTTTTGCCATACCTCGCAAGTTTTTATGATTCTTTTTTGATGAGCATTCCTTGCAAATGCGACAGGCGTTGCAAGGAATGCTTTTGTATGTTTCACGACTCGCTTTTATATTATCTTTCTTAGTTTGTCACGTAAATTGTTGGCTATTTCTAATCTGTCAAAGAAAGATTTAGGTATCGCCTTACTGTTAGTCGTTAATATCGTACAATTACTTTTTGCGATATAATCTATCAATATACCATATAACTGGGTTAAATCTTCCAAGGTTAATGTAGCTGTTCTTGTTTCGCTCATTGTATTTAGTCCTAAAAATCAATTTTCCAAAGATATTGAATATCCCCACCTCCTAAAGTAAGCGTCACGTCAGGCTGGGCCATCAAGTCACTTTTTTTGAATGAGAAATAATACAGCGACCTTGGCTTAAGCTCGCCACTGATTATCTTCAATTCGTATGATGACTTCATATAGGTTGAGCCTGTGGTCAAATCCCATCGAAGCAGGTCTTTCAAAAAATCTTTTGCTTTCATGTCGTTAATCTATAAAGTCATTGAATGTTGTTACCTCCTCTCCGTCCTGAATAAAAGGCTTTTTATCGCAAATATAGCCTTTCCACAAACCATATTCGTAGATAAGGAACATGTGGTATCCAGCATTACGAAGAGCTTTAAAGGCTGCTTTCATTTCCTCGCCATTAAATCGGATATTAACGTCACTGTTAAATGCTTCGTGGTCGCCAAATCCGTAGGCCTTACCACTTCGTTTATGAACTCTAACGTATAGAGTCTTGCCCCTGTACGCGCTTTGTCTTTCTGGGTGAAATATGCGCCAGACGCTAGTGCTGAGAAACGCATCACAAATGTATTGTACAACTTCTTGGCGCACTTCTGTTGGCTGTACGTAATCGTTCTTGGGTATGTTTACTGTTATTTCCATGATGTTGTTTTTATTTTTAAATCGTGTGATTGTTTTTGCATTTTCTTCTTTCATGGCTCGCGAGTGGGTGTTTTCCACTCGCGAGGTTGATATATTTAGATTGCGTATTGTTCTTCAAGGAACTTAACCATTGCTCTATTCTGTGGCAGCATGTCAGGTATATTCATGCTGTCGGCCTTATAAAGCTCTGTTGCAGCGTTATACACGTCCCACACGGTCGTTTTATTGGTGTTGTGGTAATTAATAAGCAACAACTCAGTAAAACGCGAAATTTGCGCCTGATTGAGCGGATAAACGACTGGCTCTTTGATAGCCTTGTTCAATGTGTCGCACTTTACTCGGATAGTTGTAAGCATGCCAATCAGCGTGAATACTTGCTCGGCTGTAAGTTCTATGTTCTTCATGCGTTCAATGCGCTCTCTGTCGCTTACAATGATGTGGCGTGCATCAACGAGCCAAGACTTGATAACATCAAGGACATCTTGAATCGTTACCTTATCACCTCGTCCAGCACCTTTCTCGGCATACGTTGATATGTAGTTGCTCGCATTGAGCATGCATTGATTGTGGCATATCTTAACCATGTTCCCAAATCCAGCTTGAATGCCTTTTTGGTGGAAAGCAATAGCGATGTTTGTAGTGTTTTCGCTGTCATCAAAATCGCTTATTCTGATGTTTGCGAAAACGCGTCTCAAAATGTGTGCTTCTACTGCCTTATCTCCGTACTGAGCTTCTACCTGCGGAAGTAGCACAACACCAGGCTGAGCGCGGTCTTTGTTCTGTGCAGCAAATAAGTCGTACACTTCAACATTGAAGTGCTGCTCGTTGCACATGTTAATTACTTCGTTGAGCAACTGGAAGTGATAGATGCCTTTCAAAGGATTGTTGTATACATCGTTTTCCTTGTGCGTGCGTTGTAATTGTTCCAGCGTAATGGTTTGTACTTTCGCTTTTTCGAAGTCAAAAAACTTATTATCCATTGTGTTATATATTTTAGAGTTGTTATTGTCAGATTAAAATTGCGCTTAACGTTATCGCCCAACGAATTGTGATAGCAAAGTGCGAGGTGTACGTTTCGCTCCCAACTGGGATAAGTCTGACTTATGCACTCGTGCAACTATTCAGAGGTATCTCCTTTTCTAAGCATCTTAACGTTTAGCTTCAACGTTTGGCTTATTTATTGTTTACGCCAAACAAGAACGTTTTTGTAGCTATCCAAACACAGCTCGCCACAAATGAGCCGATTTTTTTTGTCAGGTGTTTTTTTCACCCCACGGCATGCCTGACCGCCCGCTGTTGTATACGGTTTTTCTCTACAATGGTGCTTGGATTGCACCTACGGCTTTTTAGTTGTATTGCTCAACCCTCGTAACGATAAAGTACGGTATACGTTTTCTCGGTTTGTAACGTGTTATCTCACGACTGGTTAACACCACAGCTTTCGGATTTACTCTTGTCTGAGGTTTACTTTCTGTTTTTTTGAAGGGAAAGCGCAAAGAAATTCTAAGAATCGCCCAACCCAGTTTGAGCAAAGGTTTTTAAAGTCTCCACAGACCCATTTTCCGAACTTATGTGTTCACGGCTCTTTCTAATCTACTTTTTATAGCGGGTGTTGCAAAGAACCTGTTGAAGAATATTGAGTACCGCTTTCATACGTATGTTTGTAGGTGTGAGGGGAATCGAACCCCTCACGCTGCCTTGTCAGCTCACCCTTTAGCCCATTCTTCAAAAGCATCTACAAAATCGCTGCGAATGAAGAGCATATCACCAGTACCATCACCCCACCAATCAGAATAATGGGTAAGAAATTCTCCTTTATTTCCATTGATGCAAAGTTTCTTGTAAATAGCTCTGAACATTGCCGAAATCTTTCTTCCGCTGAAGTGTCCAGCTCTCTTTGCGTCATTCGTGCAATACCCATCGGCAGAATGCTCATCGACATTTCCCTTGTTGTCAACGAAATCAGCATAATCGTCACCCCAAAAGCCATGAGTGATAGTATCTTTCAAGAGTTGCTTTTGGTCTTCCGTTAACTCCTTTACTAAGTTTTCGATTGTTTCCATTTTGAGTAAATTTAAATCGTTTTTGCAATATGTTTTGTAACAAGTTTAGTAACTTGTTTTAAAACACATTGCAAAAATACAAAGTGAATTGATATAATGCAACATAAATCCAAAGAAAGTTTGGATATAATTGTATTTTTAATATTCATTAATACAAAATGTAATCCTATATCTCGCAAAATCGTAGATATATTTATATTTGTCACATAAAATTGTACGTTAATTATGAATACAAGATTAGAACTTCTATACAAGTCAACTCAAGCGGAAAAGAATGTTTGTCGCGTTTTGGATAATCTCGGTATTGATTATATTCGTCAATACAAGATAAAAACTCCGTGTAAAACCTACTATATAGATGTTTTTATTTCGTATTTGCGACTTGCAATCGAAGTAGACGGTAAATACCATTATACAGACAAGCAAAAGCGATTAGACGCGAACAGAAGCGCATGCATACGCAAGCAAGGAATATCAATTTATAGGATAAGTAATAGGGATGCTGCCTACCCTAAAAAGGTTATTCAATTAATTAAGCGATATAAAAAGGCGCAAAAACGCTGATTTTTCGCTTTTTGATTTTGAAATGCAAAATGCGAATGAATAAATTTGTTTCAAACAAATTTTTATTTCATGAAGAAAAAGCTAATCAATTTGTTGAAAACCTCATATTCTGATAAGGGTTTCAACGCAACCGAACTTGAGGGTATTGCCGACTTACTTATTACGAGCAACAACCTCAAAGATGAAGCAACGGACGAAGAATTAAGTAACGCTGTTAGCGGTGCATCATCGTACGTTAATCTATTGCAAAAGGTTGGTAATCGTTATGCTTCACAAGTAGAAAGCAAGTATCAGGGTTACGTAAAGCCAGAACCGCCAGAACCTCCCAAAAAACCAATTGAAGAGCCAGCTACGCTAACCAAAGAACAAGTTGCTGAAATGCTAAGAACAGGTATCGAAGATGCGCTAAAACCTTATAAAGAAGCAGAGACACAAAAGCGTCTTGATAGCGTTTTACGCTCACAAGACAAGTTAAAAAGCATTCCAGAAAAATTTGTTTCGCGATACAAACTTGATAAAGAAGAAAACGCTGAAACATTAGCGACTCAGATTGAACAAGAGTACGCAGAAGAACGCAAAGCTATTCTTGAATCAATGGGCATTGCTGATATTCCTAACACTGGTATAGGAGGAACAGGTTCAGAGGACGATTTTGCCGCGAAAATGAAAGAAGCGCAACAAGCTCTTGCACCCAAAGAATAAACTTTGCATAGGCGCACTTATTATTAACACATATAAGAAAACACGAAAAAACGATGATGTACAAAGAAACAAAGCCTTCAAACATTCAAGAAGGTGTATGGGACGAAAAATCATGCGTTCGCAGACAATGTGGTTTCGTTGTAAATCAAGACAAGTTGCCGAAAGACTTAAAGTGGCTACCTAAGGGAGCGCCACTCGCATACGATGAAGCAACGGATAAAGTAAATGTTTGCAAAACTGCAAAGGTTTATGAAAACGCAGCTAAATCGGCCGTATCGGTAAAGGTTTACAAAGGACACCTATTGCAAGTGAATGACACTATCGGTGGGTCAACTATTTCAGCAATTGATACTTCAAACGCAAATTTCGACACATTGACTGTTCCCGCGTTAGCTGAGAAGGTTGACAAAGATACAGTTCTTGATGACGGTAATGCTGCAAAAGTTGTAGGTTTGAATTACGCGACAATTACACTTGACGGTCAACAGAGCTGCACTCCTACTTTGCAAGCATACGAAATCGAAGAAGGTACATTGCCATATCCATTGAGCGATGCAATCAAGACAGCATTAACATGCCGCCACGCATTCAAACTTTAATCGTCTAACCACATAAAAAACAATTACCGAAAATGGATTCACTTATTAAAGAATTGGAAAAGCCGAAGAATTTCGATGCTTTTATCCAAGAACAAATGAAGAACTCCACTTATAAGGCAGAGTGGAAAGACGAAATCAAGAGCGTTGAATATAGTGCAGGCAAGGTTTATCAAGCCTATTTAGCAGAATACGCAGCTGCTATGGTCGGTTCAGTAGTAGACAAGAATGCTGAAAAGCCAACACACCAAATGCCAACTGCAAAAGAGTTAGTCGGTTCATTGAGCCGCATGGCAGACGAGTGGCAAATGGATAATGATAGACTTACGCAGTATTATTACCTTGAAGGTCGTTATCGCGATAAACAAGCAACTTTCTCCGCGGAGCAGCGTTCAACCGAATTTGCAAAGCTCGTCAAGTATCTATTTGACCCATTTGAGAAGGCCGTTATCGCTCCACAAAAGCGTATTGATATGCTTTACTTCGAAGGCTTATTCAATGGAACGCAAACAGTTGATAAGACCAATAACAAGAAGTCAGCAGTATCATTTACCTATGACCTTGGGGTAACGAAGTTCAAAGCAAAGGTGGCAGCATGGGGGAATGAAACATCAACTCCTATTGATGATATTCAAGAAGTTGTAGATTATCTCGGCGCAAAGGGTAAAACCGTGCTTAAGATGCGAATGAGCATTCGCACGTTCAGAAAGATGTGTAAAAGCAAGCAGATACGCGATACTTTCAAGTTGAAACTTGGCAAGGTTGATGTAATTCAGTCACGCGTTTCTTACAACGAAGTAAACGAATATCTATCAAGCATTCTTTTGCCTAACATCGCTATCGAAAAGGAACGTTATTGCACCTTACAAGACGGTACAAGCGTCAACATGACAAAAGATGACCGTGTTGTATTCCAATGTGCAGAAACTGTAGCCGTATTGAAGGCTTCTGACCCATTGGAAATGCTTGACCCGATACCGAACAAATCTTATTCAACGTATGACGATAACCTCGTTGGTTTCTGGCGAAGCGACAAGGGTCGTTTTATTGACTATGAAATGTGGGCAAACCCTGTCTTTACAGGCAAGGAAGATTACGTAATTCTTGAAACTGATAAAACTGCATAGACATGACAAACATTGAAGCCGTTGCGGCAACTATAGAACCTTATAGCGTATCAGACGAAGCCATTCAAAAAGCGTTGATAGACGCGAGTGCTAAATTTGAATGCCCTTCCGATGCTGAATATTCATTGTCAGCAAAGAAAGGTGTTGCTCTGGCTTCAATGTTATGTTTATCTCGTCTTCGCGTTTTAGCCGCTGAAAATATTGGTGGAATATCACAAAGCTACAATGTAACGAAACTTGATAAGGCTATTAAAGCCATTGCGAAAGACGCTGGCATTTCAGCCGATTTGGTTGATGCTGACGATGAAGATATAGTAACTTGTATATCAATTTAAACCATGAACCTCAGCGATAAAATACAACTTATACAAATAACCATTACCGAAGATGAACGATTAAATCCTATCGAAACAAGAACAATCGTTAATCTCGGCAAATGCGCTATCGTTCAAAATTCATCTGCTGCAAAGGTGAAATCAAATGATGGCAAAGATTACATTTATTCTTATGTCGTTTATTTGCGTAAACCAAAACGAATTGACTATATCCCCAAAGAAAACGATATTATTCGAATAACCAAAAAAGACGGGACGATAGATAAAGAATGTCGTGTCGTTGGATTTGTTACCTTGAAAAATTGGCTAAAGATATGGGTATAGAAGCATTCGGTTTCGATGAAATATTGAATAAGTTGCAAAGCCAACAATCACAAGAACCACAACTTGATGAACGCGTATTGCGTGAGTTAAGTATTCTTGCCGAAGATTTATGTAAAGATGCGCGTGATAGATATAAGTCTCGTGATAGTGGAGGTTACGATGACCATACACGCAATTTACGCGGTAGCATAGGTTTTAGAATATCATTCAACGGGGAAACAGTTGCAAAAGGTGGTTTGGACGGCAGAGGAAGCGAAAAAGGCGAAGATGCAGCAAATTTGGCATTAGAAAGTTTTCCGCAAAGTAATTCTTTATGGGAAATCGTTATTGTTGCTGGAATGGAATACGCAAGATTTGTGGAAGCTAAAGGACACAACGTGATAACATTTCTACAGCAAGAATTAACAGATGCGGTTAACGAAGTAAAAGAAATGATTAAGAATAATGAATTATGAATGGATTAAAGGTAGTTGAAGCATTGGCGGTTTATCTAAGAAAACATCTTGATTGTAAGGTGTTCAAGTTTGCGAAAACTGCAAACTATAAAGGTAAGCCTTATGTATGCATCAACTATCTTGCAATTCAATATGGCAAATGGGTAAATTCATGTATCGTAAACGTGAATGTTCATCAACCAAACATGAGTAATGGGCAACCTGATACGATAGAGCTTTGCAACCTATCAGAGCAAATATCGCAATTAATCCCAAAAACGAATAACCAAACAGAAGATGATGCGCAAGAACTAAATCTTGAAGGTATTCGTTACGAGTTCGATAGCGATAGTAATTGTATGGAAGATGCCGATAATACATATTTCATTAATCTTAGAATTAAAGCAACTTTTTAAAAAGAAATACAATGGCAAACAAAACAGGCGCATGGGGTATTGAGAGTGTGAAATTTGCTACTCTTGTAAGTGACCCAACTGTTGCAGGTGGTAAAGTTGGAGAAAAGACGCTACAGGCAAAAAGTGCATTTCCAACTGAATGGTCGGCTTTTGTAATGAAGGCAATCGTTAAAGATTCACTATCATTCAACGACAACGCTCCCTCAACAAACAATATCGAAATTGAAGACAGTGACAATTATTACGCAACACTTCAAAGTGACGCGGGTACTGAAGGCTTTACCATTCAGACTTACGACATGAGTGAAGAGGCAGCAACATTCTTTTTCGGTTACAAAAAGAATAGCGAAACAGGCTATGTTGAAGAAGATGTAGACTTCAAGTTGCAAAATCAAGCAATTCAGATTGTAACAAAGAAGACATCTGAATTTCCTTCTCATACTTTTGAGTGGGCAAACATGAAGCTTGTTGTTACGAAGTCTGGTACAATCGGCAAGAGCGGTTTTCCGAACATCAACATTGAATGTACGAAGCAAGCCGTTTTTGACGCTGTAACAGGCAAAGAAATGCCTTCAACGCGCTGGAAGTAATAGTTTTTAGTTAATATAGGATTAGTCCATGAGCGGCATATACGGTTTAGCCGTTGTATGCCGCTCTATTTTTTTAATATGGAAGAAAAGAAAAGTACATCAGAAGTTATTAATGAGAAAGCCACATGGTGCTTATTCGGGTGGCTACCTTTTCGATTGAAACCTCTAACCTTATCTCAGATTTGGGAAATTGGGGAATTAGTACAAAAGTGTGATAAATTAGATTTGCAAGGCGAATTTTATGCAATAGAACGAATGCTCGCAGCTCATGGCGACTTAAAACATTTACAAAACATTGTCGTAAAAGCGGTTTTTCGTAGCTCTATAGCGCGTTTTTTATTCGGTTGGTACATTCGTAAGCATACAACAATGAAAGTCTATAAACGCGTTATTTCATTTTGTGCAAAATCTTTCGATGCTCCCTTTTTTTTTCAGTCTTTGACTTTCCTAAGAGATATACATAAATGATATTCAAGTAAAAACAAGTATAAATAACGCTATATAAGCATTTATTTTGTAAACTCCCATGTAGCGTTTTTGTATCTTGTTTTACTTGTTTGAATTTATGTTGTGCAAAAAAAGGCCATTTGCACAACGCTTAAAAACTAACTTCAATAAAAATATTATGGCAACTTTAAACGCATTTATAAGGGCCAATAAGGGCAAAGATACTGCTTTTGTTCGTTTCCGATTATCGGAGGGGCGAAAAGTGCAGCTATTTTATAAAAGCACTATTTCTGTAAAGGTGGCTTTATGGGATAGCAAGCGCGAATGTATCAGTACAAAAAAAGTATGTAGGGCAACGTACCGCAAACAAGTAGATAACGCGGTGTTAGAAATGCGTGAACGTATTTTGCAAGTATATGAGGCAAACAGAAACAAGATAATAACAAGTAAAGATTTTGCCTTAATGATTGAGGGAAAGGTAAAAAACGAAACCTTTGCTTTGTCTGATATTTGCGAATGCTTTACAAGTTTCATGCAAGAAAGAACTATTAATGTATCGCAAAGCACAAAAGGCCATTACAACGCGCTTAGAACGTGTTTAAAACGTTTTATTCTTGTTAGTAAGGAGATAGGCAACCCCACAAATTTTAATTGCTTACAAGCAATAAACGAAACAGATATAATAAGGTTTGAAGCCTTTTTGCGTGATGAGTATTTGTATGTGCCAAGATACGCGAAAATATACGAAATAGTACCTTTTTCCGACCTTTCCAAGTTAGGACGACCACCACAAAGGGAACGAAGCAGAAACACAATACACAAATACTTGAAAGATTTAAACGTGTTCTTTAAGTGGTGTGTAAATAGCGATATAATAGCAAAGAACCCAATGAGAGCCTATAAAATTGTATTTGAAGTATATGGCACTCCCTATTACCTTACAAAGGCTGAAAGAGATTTTATAAAAAATTTCGATTTGTCGCAAAGCAAGGTATTAGAAGTTGCAAGGGATTGTTTTATATTTCAATGTTTTGTGGGGTGTAGATATGGAGACCTTTACAGACTTACAAAAGAAAATATAAATAAAGGTTTTCTTGAATACGTTCCACAAAAGACAAAAGGCAAAAGGGCAAATGTTATACGTGTTCCGTTACATGATGAGGCCAAAAAGATAATTTTGAAGTATGAGGATAAAGAAAGAAAAACTTTACTTCCTTTACGGCCGTGGGTTGATGTTCAGAACAAACTTATAAAACGTTTCTTTACCCTAATGGGGATAACGCGTAAAGTTATGGTGTTTAATTCAACCACAATGCAAGAAGAAGCACGGCCTTTAAATGAAGTAGCAAGCACCCATTTAGCAAGAAGAACCTTTATAGGCATTCTTTACAAGCAAATAAAAGACCCTTGCTTAATTTCATCTATGAGCGGACACGCGCCAAATAGCACGGCCTTTGCTCGCTATCGCTCAATAGATGATGAAATAAAAACGGAAACAATACACTTACTATAGTGTACGAAAAGCAAATAACAATAAATACAAAGAAAATTGCTATTTTACAACAAAAATAGTTGTAAATATAACCAATTTAGTTATATATAAGTTGTACATTTGCGAACGAACAAGTAATAAATAAATATACAAAACAATGGAAACAACAACACTACAAAACACGGCCTTTTCAGCAGCACCGCAAACGTTTTTCATGTTGAACGCTGAGGAACTTAAACAAGTAATTCAAGGCTTTATAAGTGACTACCTTACACGCGAAAAAGAGAAAGAACAAAGTGAAACGCTTTACACCGCGGACGAGGTTACAAAATTACTTCACGTATCACGTGCAACGCTTTGCAAGTGGGCAAACAAAGGGTATTTAGTGCCTATCAAAATAGGCAAATTTACCCACTACAAGAAAAGCGAAATAACGGCCTTAATGAACGAACAATAACAAAGAAGTACAACGGCCTCAGCAATAGCAAATAAATTTGATTTAAGGGCGTTTTCTGTCTTCGATAGGTATTTATACGCTATGGCAAACAAAACGGCCTTAAATCGAAGAAAACTAAAAAATAACAATGGAACAAAAAACAATACTTGACAAAATTAAAGTTCCTACTTTCTTGTGCGATGAATTAAACCTTTTCGGAGGTGCACGAGCATACCAACTTTTAAGAGCCTTTCTTGATTATGGCTTTAAGGGAGTAGAACCCCAAAAAGGAGATTTGGACGAAGAACAAACTTAAACATAAAATTAAAATAACATGGATATAAAAAACGTGTTTTTAGAGTGTCCGTTAGCATTGAATGTGGCACGAACAAAAGACTACTTATTACCATGTCAAGAAAGAAATTTTTTTGACTTTATGGTATTGCAACAATTACGTAACGATATTGGCAAATGTTTCTCTTTGTCACGTTTGAAAATTGGAAACGAATTAGGGTTAAAAAGATATACAATAGAACGAATTGAGAAGCGTTTTTGTGCTATGGGCATACTACAAACAACAACAAGTAAAAACCCTAACGCGAATAATGGTGGGCAAACGATGTTTTATTCTGTTTCTTATGCAAGAATTGTTGAAAAACTGAATGAAATAATATACGAACAAAGCGAAAGTTTTGTTTTGTTTAAAAATTGGTTTGCGTTACTCGCAAAGGAACAAAAAAAGGCTATAAATACGAATGTTCGCAAGAATAAAGCCACGGCCACAGAAATAACAAAAAGCACAAAAGAACTTTATGAAAGTTTGTGCGAAATGTATAAAAGTAGGCTTGAAATTTACAACGAGAACCCCAATATAAGCCGTTTAAAACTTTATGCAAAATTCCCATGTTCTATTGAAGAACTTAAAGGCATTCAACGACTTGCACAAAGATATGATAATGAAACGATACTAAACGCGTTTTTAGTGTTTTGTGATGAAGTTTTAAATAATAAGCGAAAAGGGGTAAAAAACCACTTGAAAAACTTTGCTTTTTTTGACGCTCAAAACAACCAATTCAAAGTGTTTGATGAGTGCTTAAATAAATATTTATTTCATTACGGACAAGACAAATAAAACGTTCTGTTTTTGCCTTACATGTGCTGAAAACAACACATGCAAATTACATGTGCTGTTTTCTACATGGCATGTGCTGAAAACAACACATGCATGTGCTGAAAACAACACATGCATGTGCTGAAAACAACACATGCATGTGCTGAAAACAGCACAATTACAGAACTATAGAAAAGAACTAAAGAAAAGAACTAAAGAAAAGAACAAGAAATAAGAAATTTCTTCTTCTCCTAACGTCGAAGACGAAATAAAGAAAAATTTCTTTTTCGTCAAAAGCGGCAAAAAAAGGAATTGAAATGGATTGGGAAACGATACACGGCCAAATAGTAAGCAAAGCGAACAATTACGAAGTAGGCAACAACAAACACGGCAAAAGGTACATAATCAAAAGCGAACGTTTAAGGGATTACGAAAGGAATTTTTTAAAGCAATGCAAGATTTATAAAAGCCGAATGATAAACGGCCGTTTCTGTTTGTATGCAAAGGTTTTTGAATGTTCCACGCGTTACGACCTTGACAACGCGTTAAAAACTTTGTTAGATTGCTTGCAAATGGTTGGAGCAATAACAAATGACAATCTTTGCACAAAGATAATAGCCGAAAAGCACCACGATAAAAACAAACCGCGTATTACCTTTGCACTTGAAGAATACGAACCGCGTTTGTTTTAAGCCTCAGCAAAGCAATAAAACGCAATAAACGCAAAATAAGCCGTTTTAAGGCATTATCTTTGCAAAAGTGGTACAAGTTATCATTTAACGGATAAAACGCGCTTAAAACGCAAACAAAGTGGCAAATCGAATGTGTTTAGCATATCAGCAAAAGAAATAGTACAAGTAAAACCAACATACAAACGAATAAAAACAAATCTTTCGTTTATTTCTTTCGTTTTAAGCCGCTTTTATTTGCTGAGGCTTATAAGTTATCACGAAAGCAATAAAACGCGCCCAAAACGCGCGAAAGCGGCCAAATTTAAGCCATTTGCCTATATGGGCAACTTTACAAAACAAACAAACAACAAAAAATAGAACAAAATGACATTCAAAAAAGGAGAAATAACAAACCACAAAGGACGGCCTAAAGGCTCTAAAAACATACGAAACGTAAAACTTTACGAAGTAGTAAAAAACTTGTTGGAGGATAACATACCGCAACTTAAAAACGACCTGCGTACACTCGAACCGAATGAACGCGTAAAAGCAATAACAAATTTGCTCGCCTATGCGATACCAAAGCAAGCAGCCATAACCGCTGAGGCTAAAATAGAAGCCGAATTTACACAACTTGAAAAACTTCTACAAATCGCACCCGAAGAAGCCGTACAAGCCATTGCAGCAAAGGTGTTGGCTATGCAAGCCGAAAGGGAAAAAAACGAAAACAATGAACAATAAACTATCGAATATTAGAACGATTTTAGATTTTGCCAAAGGGGTAAAACCAAAAACAACGTGTTCACGCGTTTTTCAGTTCGTAAACGGCAAATTAAAGATGACTAACAAAACTTTTTCCCCACATGGGGCAGAAGATTTGCACATATTTGTAGTAACTACAGAAGAAGAAAAAAACATCATAGATAATTTAACCGATGAAGAAGAAGAAAAACTTTGCAAATAGCTGAAAAAGTATTTATTTTGCAAGACAAAAGAACATTACAAAATTCAAACGAATTGTAAGAAATGGAAGATAAAAGAACAAACGCCCAAGTACTGGAGCAAATAAGGGTTGAAGCCTCAGCAAAGCAAGAACAAGAAGAAGAAGAACAAAATGCTATTTATAAGCGAGAATTAAAAAACTACTTCCAAGGGCGACCCATCACCGAGGGGGGGGAATACGAACCGACCATTGAGGAGAAAGCAAAGAAAATGCACGAACATTTTCACGCCTCATGCGATTATGAAAACAAAGTGCGTGAAAGCGTTGATTTTGACGGAAACGGGAAATACTACGTACACCCCAAGAACGGCCAAAAGGTGTATTTTACGCACCCTTCCGAGTTGCCAACATTGGATAACGAATACCCCGAAAACGATACAGACCAACATGGACTAAAGGGGAACATACCACAAGACCCAAATTTGAAGGAGAAACCGAAAGAAGAACCCGAACCGCAATTTGCATGTAAGGGTGATACACTGACAAAGGAGGATATAACCGCCTACATCTCGCAAAAGATACGTTATGAACTTGAAAAACTTCACAAGTAACGGAAAAAGTATTTATTTCGTGTATGCTACTTGCATAGTGAATGGCTATTTTGAAGACATTCTAAAGGGTATGTTTACCAATAGCGTAAGGGCAAAGGAATACAAAAAGAAGATTTATGAACGTGTTGCAACTTGCACGGAGGTAAAAATAATACCTAAGCGAGTAAGAAACGAAACAAAACCTATAGAAGTAGAATTTATTTAGTTTTGGGTTAATTTGGGGTGTAAGCGTATAAATAACACTTGCACCCCATTTTTTGTATTTAAGCCACTTCTTTTGCTGAGGCTTACAAGTTACCACAGAACAAAAGAAAACGCGCCAAAACGGCCAAATGAAGCCTATTTGCAAGAATAATAAACAATAACAAAAATATAATAGCCTCAGCACAACAATAAACACAATCCAAACGGCCAAATTTGCGTTTTACGGCCTTTTCAGTCGCTGAGGCTTACAGACTACAAGACAACACAAAAAACGGCCTTACAGACAAAAACAGAATGAAATAACAAAACGTTTGCCATGTATAACGGCTTGCATCACGATTTTTGCGGATAATAGAAGCCATTTAAACCACTTCTTTTGCTGAGGCTTACAAATACTTTGCTTTGTATTTCTGTTTGTCTGTTTGTGTGCAATTCGGCCGTTTTCTGTACATTTTTGCATTGCATTGCATTCGGTTTGCATTGCATTGCATTCGGTTTGCATTCGTTTTGCATTAAATTCGGCCGTTTTCGGTCGTTTTCGGTCGTTTTCTGTGTGCAGTTCGGCCGTTTCGGTACGCTTATACTTTGCTTTTACTCATTACGAACGTAACGAAAGAATACAAAAAAGTAGTGGGTATTTCACAATAGCCACTACTTCATAACAATGTCCGTGTGTCTTTAATACTTGCGCTATATAACACAATGGAACAAGTACTTTAATACATTGCAAATGTACAAAAATATTTGGTTTCCACGTGTTTTTTTAAAGGCTACTTGTGCAGCTGCCTTGGCGCCATGTTTTACACCCTCATTCAACCAAAATAGAAGATATAAAACGGCCTTATTTCGTTTCTGTCTGTCTGTGTGCAGTTTCGGCCGTTTCCGTTGCATCTCGTGTAACGCTGACAGATACCGCAAAACTTTTGCCGCAATGGGGGCAACTGATAGAAGCAGCACCGACCATTGGCGCGGTAAACAATTCTTGTATAGGCACGTTTAAGGCTGAGGCTATCTTTTGAAGTGTTGAAAGTGTTGTATTACCTTTCAGACTTTTTGCAAGTCCTATTGGTGTAATACCTACAAGTGTAGCTAATTCTTTTTGCTTTATGCCTTTAGCCTTGCAAATTTCTTTTACACGTAACTTCATAGCCTTTCTAATTTTATGCCTATACTTTTACCGCAATGAGGACAAACAAACGTTTGCTTTGCATCATCAGTTATAAGCAACTCCCATGTTTGAACGTTTAATGCAGTTGCAATTTTTTCAAGTGTTGTTAGTGTTGGCTTGCCTTTTAGTGATTGCCGCAACCCTATTTCAGTAATACCGATATTTTTTGCAAGTTCCTTAAAAAGCATACCTTTCGCCTTGCAAAGAGCTTTTACTTTTTCGTGTAAATCCATATAAAGTATTTTGTTTTGGTTTGTATTTTGGTGCAAAGATAGCAAGTAAAAGTAATATGTTTTGATTTTTGCAAATAAAATATGAAAAAAATTTTGTTTTTATTTGGTTGAAACAAAACAAAATACTTATCTTTGCAGCGTAAAACAAAACAAAAACATATAACAATGAAAGCAAACAATTTCAAAAAGGAAATGGCGAGAGTAATGCGTGACGCGTGGAAATTGGTACGCGAAACAAAATGTACAATGAGCGAGGGCCTAAAAATGGCGTGGCGCGCCTTGCGTTTGCGTATTGAGTTGCGCGCAAAGAATGTTGTAACGTTTTTCTTTATCAAGAAAGACGGAACAAAGAGAGAGGCCCACGGCACGTTGAATTTTCAAACGATACCGAGCGAATACAGACCGACAACGGAACGCGAAACACGCACCGCAATACAAACGTACTTTGACCTTGATAGAATGGCGTGGCGCTCATTCAAGATACAAACACTACAATAACATACAACAACGTATTTAAACCTTTACAGATATGGCACAAATGCAATACACGAAGAAGCAAGTAAACGACCTTTTTAAAATAAAGGTTTACGGCAAAGACCAAAACGGCCACAAAATAAACACGTTAGTAGGTGTTAGCGGCCTTATTAAGTTAATAGGTATAGAGTTATTCAACAAGTTTGTAACACGTGCCAAAAAGGCTTGTTTCAACGCTGCAAAATGCGTTTGCAAATTACGTAGAGGTTTAAAAGTTACGTTTTATATGTTCTAAGCCTCAACCACGGCAAAGGCACGGAAACAGACAAACCGCGCCTTTGCTCCTAACATTAACAAGTACAACAATAAAATAAAAAAACTCATGGAAACGACAAAAGAAACACCACAAACGGAAACGGAAACGGCAAAGGTCGTAAAGGTGTCAAAGGGGCAAATTTCGGCCCTTTTAGAAGTGTTTAAAGTGTTCGATGTAGGTGATTTAGAAACGATAGCCTACAGACTGAAAGAAATTGCTTTTTGCATTGGTGTGTGTGACAAAGGTACGAACGAATTAAAGCACCTTATGGAAACCTTACAAGACATTGATAGTATTTGCGGTTTTCTTTTGGTTGATGAGTTGCAAGAAGTTATTACAACAATCAACAACACGGAGGATTTCACGAACATAGAAATAAAAGTAACGGACTAACAAAGCAGCACACATACGGCAAAGGCACGGATTTAATAGTTACCGCGCCTTTTCCGTTAGTGCTGAGGCTATAACCAACAACAAACAAAATGAACAACGGAACGACAGACAAAGAATTTCCTTCAATGCCTAATGAATGCCCCATAATGGGCAAAGGCACGGAAACAAACGTACAAAGCGCGTTAACCGCGCTAAATACGTGTAAGTATTGCTTTTCACTCATGGAAGAACCGCAAAACAACTTATTCAAGTTTTTGAAGTATTTGCATATAAGCGAAGCATTTAACGCGCATACTTTACGCATTTTGCGCCAACTGATAAAAACGGCCTCAGCCTCAGCACAGACAGAAAAGGCAACGTTTTTAAAAACGTGTTCTTTGCTCCAAGCAAATGTACATTTGTACGCGCTTATGCAAGACAAAGAAACAAACGTTTTCAAGTTCCTTGATAGCGTTAAAAGTGCATCTTCTAACACGAGAAAAGCAATGAAGTATTTAAACGATTTACAAAAAGACTGAAACATGACAAACGGCAACAAACGTGTACTAAGACTTTTGCAAGGTGGTGGGGAGTTTACAACTATAGATTTTGTAAGGCTCGCAAATGTAGCAGACCCACACAAACAGATAGCAGCACTAAGGGAAAAAGGCTACAAGATAAAGGACGAATGGAAAAAGCACAACGGCAAACGCTTTAAGGTGTGGACTATGAACGAAACAAGCGAAACGCGAAATAAGCCGTTTTAAGCCACTTCTTTTGCTGAGGCTTACAAGTTACCACGGATAACGCAAAACGGCCTTAAACGCAAAGTTTGTGCAAAATAACTTTTTGTAATTTGTTGTGCATTGTTTAAAATGTTGTGCAAATGTTGTGCAAGAAATAAGAATCCAACGTTTAAAGCATTGACAAACAAAGCAAAACAAATAGCAAAAACTTTCCTAAGAGGTGCGAAGAAAGTGACGATGAATACTCACGAAGCACAAGTCCGTGGGGGTTTATCGGAGGAATAATGAAATACTTTCGCATGAGTTACGATGAAGTCGTATTCAAGCGGAGTTACATTAACCTCTTACTTCTTAATGCTGCGATACCAGGAATTAAGCCTTTTGACGAAAACGGAAACGACACAAGCAATACAAATACGAACGAAAACAAAAATAAGCATTACACGTTAGATGATAACGGTAACGGATTTTTAACAAGTTTAATGTAATACGATATGGACGATATCTTAGGAATTAGAGCAACGATAGATGCATCAGAAGTTCAGCAAGGTGCAAATGATTTCGTGCAACAAATCACGAACATGAAACAACAGACCGATACAGTTGTCCTCGCCCTGAATAATAGTATTAGTAGCGTATTACAACAAGTGTCTGAATTTGGACGAACTGCAAATGGAATGTCCTTGTCTGAATTAAGCAATAGTTTGAGCGAGGCAAAAGCAAACTTTGTATCTTTAAGCGAAGATATTGCAAAACAAAGGCAGATTATATCTGATACTACATTCGAATTGCGAGATTTGCAGCAATCATACGCAGATGCGAAGTCTGAGGGTAAGAATATGGTTGCGCAAGATTTGCTACAACAAATAAAGACACATAAGCAAGGCATTCTAGGTGAACGTAGAGAATTAGAAAATTTAGTAAATTCTCAAAAACAAGCAAAAGAAAGCATTCAGCAGTTATCACAAGCATACCAAGAAGCAAAAAATTCAAACCCTTCTTTTGAAAAAGTAACACAAGGCGCGCAGACAGCAGAAGAACGAGTGAAGGCATTAAAAGACTCTTTTGATGCCTTCCAAGCGAGTGTTACATTATCTCAGCAAGGCATTAATGAGTTAGGCGCACAAGGCTCACAAGCGCAAACACAAGGCGATGAAGGACAAGCAACAATAACAAAAACAATCGAAACTCGCTACACTAATGAAGGTGCGGAAGAAACTGCCGAAAAGACACAACTTGTAAAAGACAAGATTGATGAAGTTTCGACATCGTATGCTCGTAGCCTTGCAGCATCACAAACGGCATTCAATGAGCAAAAAAACCTTATTGGAAGTTTGGAAGGACAAATTGCAAACTTGCAGCAAGTAATGATGCAAGCAACAAAGGCTGGCGATATGGATTCGGCTACACAAGCCGCAAAACAGATACAAGTCCTTGAAGGACAACTAACAAACGCAAAATCAAAGTTAGAAGAATTTCAAAAAAGCGCAGAAGATGCACAGAAAAAGCTAACTGATTTTGCGAACAAAACCCCCGAAATAGAACAACGGTTGGAAAACCAAAGCACAGCATGGGGAAGACTGAAAGACCGCTTTTCAATGTTCGGTGATAGGTTTGGCAATTGGCTGAGAGGTGATGCTGATAAAGGAAAACAAGCTATATCGCAATTTACAGATATTATAGACGGAATGGGTCTTCCACTCACTAAATCCATAAAAGGTTTTAGTGCTATGACTAAATCTGCGATTGGATTTATTGCAACACCATTGGGCGCGGTATTAGCAGCAATCGTCTTTGTCTTAAAAAGCGTGTATACGTATCTTAACAAGAGTGCTGAAGGACAAAAAATACTTGCTAAAGTTTCAGCGTTCTTGGGAAGTATTATGCAATCTGTTACAGATATTGTTATTGCATTCGGTAAGTACTTCTTTAAGGTATTTACTGGAGCAAACACTATAACCAACGAGTTCACAACAAATTTTGTAAACACATTTAAAAGTGCATTCAGTGCAGTAAAAAATCTTACAGTCGGTTTTGGTACTATTTTTAAGGGTGTATGGCAAATCATAACAGGTGAAATTAAAGAAGGCTGGACATCTATAACAAGTGGTATATCGCAGATGGGGACAGGTGTTAAAGATAGTATTTCTTCTATAACGAATACCATAAAAACACAGATTTCAGCCGCAAAATTAGGTGCTAAAATAATCTATGGACTTTTTTCTGATAAAGAATTATCGAAAGATCTATCAAATGCTTTTGGCAATATAGGTAAAAATGCAATGGCTGCAGCCGAAGGTGCAACTGAAAATTTGAAATTGTCAAAAGAAGCCGATGAAGCGAAAGAGCGCGGTCTACAGATTGACACCAAGGTTAATGATTTAAAGAATAAAGCACGTCAAACAACTGGAAAAGAAAAAGATGATTTGCTTAAACAAGCTAAGATACTGCAACAACAGAAATACTATGGCCGTGATATTTTAGACCAAAAGACAGGGCAAATAAAGCACGAGAATGGTATATATGATGTACAGAGAAAGCAATACGATAATCTTAAAAGGATTAACGGATTACACGTTAGAAATCTTTCGGCCTTGAAGGCTGAAAGACAAGCGCGTATGGGACTTGCACAAACACAAGCACAAAGTATTGCATCAATGAGTATGCTTGTACGCATGGAAGCAGCAAATTTGCGTTCGATGAAAGCTGCTGAAAAATCAGCGGCTAAAAAAGCAGCTGCAGACGCAAAAAGAAAAGTGAAGCAAGATAATAAGATTTCATCAGCAGAGCAAAAAGTTTACGATACTTACGATACTAACAATCAAGAAAGAACAAATGCCGCGGTTAGCGTAGAAGAAAAAATCATAAAGGCTAAAATTGCGGCAATGCGTGATGGCTATGCTCGTACTCGTGCTGAAAGAGAAGAACAAAACGAAGATGAACTGCGACAAATCGAAAAACAAAGAGAAGCAGCGATAAAGGCCGAAAAGAAGCGTCAACGTTCCGAATTTGATGCAATACAAGCTCTTGTTAAGAGTAAGGGCGGCAAGGCTCAAAAATGGGACGAAAATACAATGGTTGATAGCAAAGCGATTGATGATATAAACAGTCGTTTTGACCAATTATCAATCTTTACTTCTCAGAAGCAACAACGCACAGACCGCGATGAATTATCAAGTGAATACGACAAGCAAGCAGCCGAAAAAGGTAACAGAATAAACAAATTACTAAACGATATTGAGCGAATTGACGAACTAATAAAGAAATCTGACAATGAAGCCGATAAGGCTGAATTAAATAAGTTGAAGAGTCGTGTTAAAGCGCAACTTGATTGGGTTAGACAATCAAAAGATGCTTGGAATGACTATGTGCAAAAATATGGCTCATTCCAAGAAAAGGTTGCTGCAATCAATGAAAAATTTGAGCATGATACTATCAATTTATCTGATGAAGACCCAGTTAAAATGCGTCTTGAACGCGAGCGTGATGCAGCAATTCAGACATTAGAAGCAGCTGAGAAATTAAAAGCATTCGATTGGATGAGTGCTTTTGGTAATCTTAGCAAATTAAGTAGTGATACACTTGAACGCGTAAAAGAACAATTAAAAGAAATCCTTGACACTGATAATACACTCAGCGTAAGTGATAAATCTAAATTAGTTGATAAATATACCAAAGTTCAAGAACAACTTGATAAGAATAAAACATCTTGGGTAGGTGGTGCAGTTGGAACGTTATGGAATAATAATCTTGAGAAAAAAAGATTAAGACAAAATTACGAAGAGAAAAAAGGAATATATGATGATGCTGTTTTAAAGAACGAAGAAGCGCAACACAACAAAAAAATAGCAGACAAAAACCTTGATAATCGAAGAACGAACCTGAATGACTATCTTAAATTGCAAGGTAGTAAAATGAATGCGGACGATTTGAAAGGAATGGACGAACAACAAGCCTTGCAAGTCCTGCAGCAAAGTGGTGTTAATACTTCTAAGTTCGGAGATAGCTTTGGTTCTTTATTTAAAGGATTTACGGGGGCAAGTGATGCTGCTGCACAAGCATCAGCACAAGCAAGTCAAGCAGCCAGTGCAATGCAAAATGCTGGACAAGGGTTGCAAGGAGCTAAAGCTGCAATGGGCAAAAGTGTCGTTCCGACAGATGCTATTATTAAGGGGGTAAATCAGAATGTACAATCTCTTAATGATTTAACGAAAAAATATGTCGGAAGCAATACACAATTTGCTAAAGGCATGGAGAAATTTGCGGAAAGTTCGCAAGAAGCTACTGCTGCATTCGATTCACTTAAAAGTTGCGATTTCTTTGGCGTAATCTTACATCTTAGTAATGCTTTTGAATCTCTTGCGCAAAGTATTGGTGGTTTCTTTGGATATGATAATGGTATTGCTGCATGGGAGAAAGAAGTTGACCATTACAATAGACTTTCTGGTATATGGGACGACCTTATCAGTAAGAAGAGCGAATATGTTAATATGTCGTTCGGAAATAGCGCGTTAGAAGCAATAGAACAAGTCGAAAGCCTATATAAATCGGAAGAAACGAGTGCTAAAAAATTGATGCAAACATACCTTAAAATCCGCGAGATTGGCCATCATTCTAACAGTTATAAAAATAACAAAGCAATAAGAAAAGCTGGAGGTTATGATGAATGGTCTCGTTTGGCAGGTGTGAGCATAACGCAAGCAAAGGATTTTTACTTAAGAGATTATTCTTATGAAGAATTGCTTGCTCTTAAAGGCGCAAAAAATGGCGAGTTTTGGGGGAGCATGGATAAAGATATGCAAAGCTATCTTGAAACATTGCTTGAATGCAAGAAGAACACGGAAGATTTCCAACAAACGACACTTGAAAAGTTGACAGGTATAAAGTTTGATGATATGTACCAAAACTTTATGTCAGCATTAAGTGATATGAGCAAAGGCGCAGATGATTTTGTCAATGATTTTAAAAACAACATGTTGAAAGCATTGATTGAAAATCAAATGGGCGATGAAGTTAAGAAATGGACTGAAGATTTCGTTAATCGCTATCAAGCAGCCGTTAAATCTGACGGTGGAAAGATTAGTGAAACACACGCACAGCAATTCAGACAAGAAATATCAGAAGCAAGCAATAACTTTTTCCATAAGCGCCAAGATTTAGCAAATTCTATTGGTCAAGGGAACGCGGCAAGTAGCGGAGAACAGAAAAAAGGCTTTGCTACTGCAAGTGAAGAAAGTATTGAGGAACTCAGCGGACGTGCATTAGCACAGACGGAAGCTCTATACAGCATTCATGAGCAACAACTATTAGATACTGCAAAACTTGACAATGTAAACAATTCAATGTTAATGCTTATCAGTATCGAAACGCAAAGAAACAATTGGTACGATGAATCAATTAATATTCAGAAGACCTCGGTTACTCATCTTGCTAACATTGAGAAGAATACGAATGAGTTGTTTGTTATTAGCGAACGCTTGCAAAAGATAGAAAAGAACACGAGAAATATATAA